AAATGTTCCGTTGGCATCACGACCAAATATCAATGCTGGCTTACCGTCCCATTTGACTGTGGTAGTTTTACCTGTGTCAGCGGCTGTGTGTTTTACAATGTCCATGGCTTTTTTAATACCGTCACTGCCGTTACGGAACACATAGTCTTCCAAATGCTCAATACCTTTGGCGCGGCCGCCTTGCACTTCGGCTTCCACAATGACCTGCATACCTTGGTTTACAATACGGTCACGCAGACGTGCTAGAAAGTGAACATCCGAAACTGGCTTGTAAAATTCAGCACTTTCTAAAAATGGTAAACCTTCACGTTCCATGTGCTGACGGAAGTCAGCTAGTTTGGCTTCACGTTGAGGATCTGTGCTGAGAGCTTGTAATATGTTTTCTACCGACGCTAAATCTTGACGTGTGGCTGATTTGTTCAACAACATTTTGGCCACTTGATCTGGATCGTCTGAAATAATTTCGTTGGTGTTGCGATCAGCAATACCGCCAATTTGATTTAATTTATAGCCCATGCTTTTTGCCAAGCTGTTCATTAACACATTACGTTCACGTCCTTTGTATTTGCTATCAGCTGGCATTGCACCCAACACAAATTTTGACCAAGGTACATTCTTCAACAACATAAAATCTGTTTGAACATAGCCATTAGCAGGATTTCCAACGATGGGTGTAAGAAAATGTACCGCTGTTCCGGACTTTTTAACATAGTCTTCGGGTTTAAATCCGTGGCTGGCAGCCCACTGCTTGAGTCTGGCTTCTAGTTGTTCTTTGGTAACGGTATTGGCATCTACAGCAATGTCTAAATCGCCCGACGTATCTTTGATACCGGTGGATCCCAGTGTATTGCTTTGTAAATCTAGACCAGGCAGAAGCTCTTCCAACCAGGCCAGAGTAGGCCGAACATCCGTTTGATTGATGCGCTGTGTTACTGCCTGCCCTTTGGCGTTCTTGAATACATTGCCGCCTTCTTGTAAAGATTGTATCATCTTAATCCCAATGCTATTTTAATTTCGTTTGCAGCAGCTGGATCTTTGGCCATAGTTTTAAGAGTTTCAATTTGATCAGGATTCAACACTCTTGATAATGGAATAAGAGAAGAAACTCTGTTTCCGCCGCCTTGTTGTCGTGTTTTTGCTCGCTGTTCGGCAGACAATTTTTGCATGGCTTGACCAACCAGAATCAAATATTTTTCCACTGCCAATTGATTGTTTTTAGGGTCTTGTTGAGTTGTAACAACGTTGGACAAGGCTTGATCTAAACTCTGACTCATGTCTGGCATTTTTTCTACATCAGCTAATCCAAGTCCGGAAGATTTATCGGCAACTTTTGATGTCACCCAGGTTTTAAAGTCTTGAGCATACTTGCGTTGACTGGCTTCATCAGGAGCTCCAGGAACAGTAGAATTATCTTCGTTGGTCGTGCCTCTTTGTTTGGCATCTGCGGCCGCGATTCGTTGTTGTAATATTTCATACTCGTCCGCAGATGGCAAGCCTGGAGACGACTTGGTAATTTTAGTAGTAGGTGTTAACCATTTTGGTGCTGTCTTTGCCGCAGTAGTAGCCGGCACTGCCGCAGGGGCGGTTTGTGGCTTGGCCGCATGGAATCGTCCTGTTGGCATCTGTGTAGTTGTGCCGCCAGTGCTGGAAACAGATTTGTTGGCACCACTCAACTGTTGAGCCATTTGTCCAAATGAGTTTCCTGTTGGTGCAGTTGCTTGGGCACGACTATTGCGTTGACGTATAGCGTTAGGAGTTTGACTTATAACACCAGGTTGTTTTCCACCGGTGCGCGATTTTGCTACAGCTGGCGTTGTAACTGGTGCCGTAGTAGGTGTGGGTTTGGCTACAACGGTGGGCTTGGTTGCTGTAGTTGGTTGTGGTAATCCAGTGTTAGCAGTTGGATTGGGTATACCTGCTGGTGCGTTAGTTGTTACATTTTTATATGCAGGACCAAAACTCGGAGTTTTGGTTGGTGTTGATGTAGGTGCTGTTGCCGCAGGTGCTTGGCCAGACTGTTTCGACCATTCGCCAGCCAGTTGTTTTGCCCAGGTGCCTAGTTTAGCTTGTTGCTGTTGTCCTACTAGCCCTTGATAATATTTGTCTCTGGCATCTTGATATCCTCTTGCGCTGGTAAATGAGTTGGGCGTGTTCATAGCGACTTTGGCCTTGTCAAACGGAGCCTTGACAGCATTTTTAATGTCTGACCCTATTGTTCTAGCTATATCGCCTAGGCCTTCTTGTATTAAAGTTATTTCATGAATTTGCATCGGTGCGTCTCACAGTGCGGGTAAATTTTACTGGATCACGCTGGCTAATGGCATTGATCAATTTACGCTGTAGGTTTTGAGCATCGTCGCTGCTATAAGTAGAGTCAATTTGCTCCAACAAGCGTATAGCACTGGCTATCACGTTAGATGCGCGGTTTTCAATGATGTGGCGCTGATCGCGCTCAATATACATTGAGTCTAATTCTTCTAATAAACTGCGAGTTTTCTTTTGCATTTTGGGCCAGAACCTTTTTATTATTTATTGTTTTTATCCACATGACTCATCGCAAATTACTAATCGCCCTTGTTCATAATTATCAATTTCCCAGGCGTTTTTGACAGATTTAAACCACTCAATACATTCTTCTAATGGGTATTCTAACGCATTATTTTTTGCAATCAATGGAATTAATTGAGCATTAGCGGCTTCATGAAACCGATGAGCGCCATATGTTTTTGGATAAAACCCAAGATAACAACAAGGACTTACATCTCCGTTAGCAGCAATGTAGATACTCTTTAGTCTTTTAGTCTCACAATTTAAAGATTTTGCAGGAATACGCCCAGGAAGAATATCTTCTAGTAGAATTTTATATGCTTTTTTCTCGTGGTATAATATTTCAAAATCTTTCTCTCCGGTATAATTGCCTATTACATGTGTGAGTTCACCGTGATTATTAAAAACCGGGCCGGTGTCACGCCCACTATCAGGTGATAGTAAAAATTGTGTAAAGCCAAGCTCTTTACTAAGTGCGCGGCACTGCTCAATTTGGTGACGATTATGATCAAATGGTATCATTTTCCAAATGGCATCACCACCGGCGGCTATAAATGTTTGTGCATTACGTATAACTGTGGCCCATACTGTATTTTGCCTATACAGGTGATGGGTATCTTCTAATCCGTCTAAACAAAAATAAACTGTGACTCTGCTTTTTGCCAGCCTGGTCCAGAACGTTTGATCTCTTGCTCCGCCATTGGTGCTGATAGTAATTTTTAAATTGGGATTAATACTAATAAAATATTCAACAATATCAGGTCCTTCGGGATTCATTACAATATCCCCAAAATTACCATTGATTCGAATACTGGTCAACTGTGTTAAAAAATCTTCAGTAAAGATTTGTTTAGCGTGTGTTAATGTTAAGTTAGTTTCTGGGTATCCAGCGTTGAACGAATATCCCCAAAACGTCCTAGGACACAACGGGCAACTAGCATTACATAAACTAGAAATTTCAAGATGAACATCTTGTATATCTTGATAGGCTATCATGACTGTTTAATCTGTCCTAGTAATTGTTTTAGTTTGGCACTTTGCACATCAGCAGTTATCTTGGGTTCTTGTTCCCAAGCTGGAGTTCCTGTGGGACGTTCCCACTTTGGTGATGTGCTTTCGTTACCGGAGTCAGCAGACTTGACTTGGCTCTTGGCTTTGATACTATCTAATAGATTACCTTTAGCAAACGAATTAACCGGTCCTGCATCTTCGCCCGGATCAGTGATACGCATAGTTTCAATGTTATAATCCAAGTCAATTTTCATACCAACACCGGTACTACTACGCGATTTCATACATTGTATTTGATACTTGCCACGTTCACGCATAGCACGACTTGTAAAGATACCAAACACGTTATCTGCAGTATTGATCTTTGAAATACCACCCGAAATGTGACTGTGGTCAAATTCAATCTCTTCCACTGCACTACGATTCAACTGCGATGCTGTTACAAACAACACATTGAGTTCTTTGGCCAAGTTACGCAATTCTTCTGAAACATACTTGTCTTTGACAAACAAATCGTTTGGACTGACCTTGGCACTGACTGGCATTAACAAGTCCAAGTAATCACACATGACAAAGTCAATCTTGATTCCTGTTTGCACTTGAACTTCTTTGATGTAACTACGAATGTCATTGATGTTGCTTTGTGCTGGCAATGCCTTAATACGATATTGACCGGTTTTCTTTGAAATCAATTTGACTTTAAGAGTTGCCTGGTCAATATCTTTGCGAATTTCTTTTGTGCTCATTCCAGCCAGCATGGCATCAGTTCTTAATGCACACAATTCTTCGCTCAGTTCTAAACTGATATACACACCACTGAGTCCGGCTTGTAACCAACTCAGGGCTATGTTCATCATGACCAAACTTTTACCAGATCCAGATCCACCAGCAAAAATATTTAGTTCTCCGCGACTAAATCCACCATACAAGATTTTGTCCATCTGTGGCCAGCCAGTGCTTACTTGCCCGCCTGAGTTGAAGTATCGGTTAATACGAGCACTAGGATCACTGAAGTAATCCGTGCCCATGTCTTTAGTAAGTGATATCTGTACCGCATCTTTGATTAATTTCTCTACAGGGTCATACTCGCCCTTTTCCAACAAATCTGCACTCTTTAAAATTGCTCGTTCCAATTCTTGTCTGCGAGTAAAGCCTTCAAACTCATCCATGAACCATTCAAAATGTCCTTCATTTAAATCAGGAATGTTGTTAAGTTTAACGCCGGTGCTGGCACTGATCTGTTCCGTTGTGGGCAGTGTCTTGTGTTGGTCACTGTGTTTGGCAATAAACTCAGCTGCTGGCCTGAGACTGCGGTCAAAGTTTTCTGGGTTGTAAATGTTTTGAACGCGAACATAACTTTCTGCGTCCTGCAACATCATTTCTAAGAATAAGCGTTGGACGTCAAGTCCGTAATCTTTTAACAAGTTGTTTCTTCCTTAGTTCTATTTTAATCTTACTGGTTTCTCGGGCCTGCATTATAGTTAGCAAAGTTGCCAATCTACCCCAACGAATCACAGCATCGTTTACATCCTTTACATCCACAGGCCAATCGGGCATACTAACTGCCCATCCTAGTTCTACTGCACGGTCTACTAACCGCATACCGGCTTCGTCTTGATCCGGAACAACAATAATATCACGTCCTAGACTGCGAATTAATCTAGCCTGTGCATCGTTGATCTCTGCGTGTAACACCGCTAGGCCATTGATACTAAGTGCATCAAACACTCCTTCCAGCACAATAACACAGGTCCAGTTATCGTGCAACAAATCTGTTCCAAACACATAGCCCGGTTGTATATCTTGAATATATCTAGGTGTACGATTGTCTAAGAACCGTGTGGTGTGTCCTACCACTTGATTTTCATAGGTAAACGGAATTACCACACCGGGTCTGGGCATTGTTTTATACAAGAACGGATAGTCTAAAGGTATGCGCCTATTTTGCAAATATTCTCGT